AAGGTTGGCTCGTCAACAATCTTCCCACGCTCAATACCCACGCGGTGCTTGATTTCAACGGCGTAATACGTGTAATCCACATGACCGCGACCAGCCATGTCGGCTGCAAACTTGCGACAGCACTCTATAGCTGAGTCAAGTGAATCGTGGAGGTATTTGAAATTGGCGCGAGTGCCAGATGGACACCGCAAAAATACGGCGTACTGCGGAGATGCAGCTTCATGCAATTGCTGCACAGATTGTCTTCTTGTTGGCTCGCCGTTCATGTTCCCATCCTTTATCTGATGGTCGCGGCTGCCAATAAAAAAGCCCAGTTAAGAAGGCTTTAGGCTTGGTTTGCCGCATATAGAGGGTGCAACACCACCATCTCTACAGCTTTGACGAAGCCGCCTTAACTGGGCGCTCTTTCGCTGTGTTGCGCTACTGTTCGGCACCACCCGGAAACAGATAGCTCGACTGTACTTTATTTCAATCTATTTTGCAAGGCAGTCGGCGCGGACGAAAAAAACCCCCAGCAAGGGGAGTGGCTGGGGGAAATTGCCGCTGCGAAGAAGCCGCGAAGGGAGTATCGCGGACGGACAAACAATATCACCATCGGCCTAATCTGGCAACGTGGTAACCGTTACCACCCTTTGCCTACATGGCAACACATTGTTCTGGTATGAATAAACCTGTTGACATAGACTAGATGTAGCAATAGTATTCTATTCGGGAGTACAACAGATGAAAGGGAGAATGTATGAGCATCATCACGGAGAAGATTGTTTTAACCGTTGAGCTGGCCTCGTTCGTGGCAGTCACCAAACACGCGAAGGATGAGCTGGTCAACCAATTTTATTTAACCCTGCACCAGATGGGCAGGAGGCACGATTTCTTAGTCGGCATAGTGAGCTGGGAGGGCGGGCCAAAGGTAGCGCCTGTCATCGAACCGCTGTGGGAAGAAGTGAAGAAGCCCAAGCTAGTCAGGGCTACCAAAAATCTATCCCTTGCAGAATACATACAAGAGAAACGTCTGGCGGCTGGTCTATCGCAGGTGAAGCTGGGCAGAGTGATGGGCATGTCAGATTCATGCGTCAGTCTTTGGGAGTCTGGCAAAGCCGCCCCTATCCGCTCCAACCTGTCAAAGATTGCAAAGGCGCTCAATTGTTCCAAGAACCACCTTAACAAGCTCTGGCTTAAAGAAATGAATGACAGAAAATTATCCAAGGGGATAGCCAATGAAGTTGACCAACAAGCACAACCTGCCGCAGACATTCGTGAACGTGATACAGCGGCCGACGTACAGCCGTGGCAGCAGCGAGATATCCGTCACGGAGATTCTTTCGCCACCGCAAATAGTTCAATTACGACGACGACATTCTGACCAGATCGAAGTAGACGCAGCAGATCAGGTCTGGTCTCTGTTCGGGTCAGCAGTCCACAACATCCTGCAACATGGCAAGGATGACAACCATGTCGTGGAAGAACGGCTGTTCACGCAGTTCAACAACTGGAGCATCAGCGGCCAGATTGACTTGCAGGAATACCAGTCTGACGGCAGCGTAGTCATCAGCGACTACAAGGTCACCTCTGCGTGGGCAGTACAGCAGGAGAAGACCGAATGGATAGACCAGCTGAACATCTACGCATGGCTGGTCGAGCGTGTGAAGTCTGTGCCTGTTACTGGTCTGAAGATCGTCGGCATCGTGCGGGATTGGAGCCGTAGAGAAGCGGCAAACAAAGAGACCTACCCGCAAGCACCGGTGGTGGTAATTGACATCCCGCTGTGGGAAGGACTTGTACGCGAGAACTACATTCGTGACCGGCTGAACATGCACAACGAGGCGAACTTCTCGGCCGTCAGCGGTGAGATGCCAGCGTGTACGTCAGAGGAAATGTGGGAGAAGCCCACGACTTACGCAGTCATGCGCGAGTTTGGCAAGCGGGCAAAGAAAGTATTTCTGTTTAAGCAGGAGGCCGAAGCGTACCTGGCCGAGCAGAAAGGTACGCACTTCATTGAAACCCGCGAGGGCGGCAGGACGCGCTGTGAATCTTTCTGTCAGGTCGCCCCATTTTGTGAGCAGTACAAAACCTACCGTAAGGAGAATGACAAATGAAATATCTGATCGCTATCTGGGCACTCGCCTCCGCATCACTGGCCTACGCAGGCTGCACATCGAACAGCTTCTGTGACAACCAAGGCCGCTGCACTTTCTGCACGACCTGCTGCTACGGCGGTTCCTGCCATACCACTTGCAGCTAATAACAATCTAGGGAGAAACAATGAAAGCCATTGCCAGCGCACTGGTCAAGGCGCAGCGGGAGTTCGGACCCGCGCTGAAGACCAGTACCAACCCACACTTCCGCAGTAAGTATGCCGATCTGTCGGCCTGCATCGAGGCGGTGATTGATGCTCTGAACAACAACAACATCTACCTGATGCAGTTAACAGAAGAGCATGAGTCTGGTGTAAAGGTTTCCACTACCTTCATCCATGAGTCAGGGGAGCAGATCTCCGGCGGCAGTCTGTTCATGCCAGCGTCCAAGCAGGATCCCCAGGGTTTTGGCAGCGCCTTGAGCTATGCCCGCCGTTATAGCCTGATGGCAGCCTGCGGCATCGCCCCAGAAGACGACGATGCCAACTCTGCTAGGCCACCTGTCGTTGCGCCGAAGGTCGTAGCAAAACCTCCAGAACCTCCAAAACCTACACCCGTTCCACCCAAGCACATCGAAGGCAAGGACAAGGAATGGCAGATCAAAGTATCTGCTGATCCCGGCACCAACTTTGATGACTGGCTTGCTGTCATTGTGGAGTCGACGGTCACAGCGCTGGACGTTGCTGAGTCTCGGCAGCAGGTGCTAGACATCTGGCGTACCAACATTGACATCTACCAGAAGATTGAGAAGCTGGATCCAGAAGCCTACAAGGAAATGCTGGCCACCTTCAGCACTTACAAGGGAGCATTCAAAGATGGCGAGTAATCCTAACACCGGCAAGCTGAACTACAGCAAGAAGAAGCTTCATCCTAAGTCACCAGACCTGTACGGCGAACTGATACTGGAGCGCCAGTACGTCAAGAGCTTGCTGGAAGCAACAGACGAGGATGAGCTTCTCATCAAGCTGGACGCGTGGCAGAACGACGGGAACTACGGCACCTACTTCTCTCTCAAGGTCAACACTTGGAAGAAGCCAGAGCAACCCGCTCCTGCTCCTACTCCCGTTGACGATACGGACGTTCCCTTCTGAGGTGAGCCATGCGAGAACAATCAAACGCGCTTATCGACCACCTGCTGGAGCGATTCAATCTAGGCACAGATGCAGCGTTGGCTAGGATGATGGAGCTTCAGCCGCCGGTCATCTCAAAGATGCGGCACGGCAAGATGTCCCTGACGCCCAACTTCATCCTGAAGGTACACGACACGTTTGACATCCCTATCAAAGAGATCAAGAAGATAGCTGATGTCCGCTAAGTCACCGACGCAGCGCAGTCTTGAGCATCTGCGGGAGCTGGGCTATCACTGCGAAGTGGTGGAGAAGTGGAACCCGTGGAAGCGTGTACGTCAGGATCTCTGGGGATGGTGTGACATCTTGGCTATCCGCAGGGATGAAGTGCTAGCCGTGCAGGTAACGGCGGCTGGCGTGGCGGCCAGGATCAAGAAGATCCAGGAGTCGGACACCATCGCCCGTGTCAGAGAAGCAGGCATCAGAGTGGAAGTGCATGGCTGGACTAAGCGGGCAAGCGGTAAGTACGTGCTGCGAGTGGAGGATATAAGTTGATGGAAACGATCCAGTTTGAGTCGGTCAAGGTTGGCATGAAGCAGGACAACTCCGGCTACATCCTGACGCTGCGTTGACAAAGTACCGTTCGTGTAGCATGATGAAGTCTCGTTAAGGAGGCTCTATGAAATGCTACATCTGCGGTGACAAAACCATCTCTTTACATGGAAGAAAAAACGTTTGTGAAAAACACAAAAGGTTTTTGCAAATGCAAAGCTCAGCAAAGCACGACAAGAAATATGCGCCATCGCTTTATGAGATTGAACGCCTAGTCCCCAAAGACATGGTTTGCCCAGATTGTGGAAAACAAATGCACTGGATAGACAATTCAAATAGATCAGCATCAGCAGTTCTTCAGCATTACCGCGATGGATCGCTTGGTATCGTTTGCCATGCTTGTAACACCAAACACGGAATGATGCCGGGAGATTCTTATAGAGATGTTCCTGTTGGTTACAAATTGTGCAGGTCATGCAAAACAATTAAGCCGTTAGATATGTTCTACAAACGGTCTGATTCAAAAATTCAGTATCCGATGAGCAAATGCAAAGTTTGTAATCTTGAGGCGCACCAAGAGTGGAGGAGAAAAAATCCAGAAAAATACAAAGCAACAAACAAGAAGCACAACGACAGAAGGAAAGCGAATGTCACATCCACAGTTTGAGTGCGTAAAGGTTTCGCTGAAACAAGATAACAGCGGATACATCTTGACCCTCAGAGTACATCCAGACGAGTTAGACGAACAGATTTTGCGCGACTTTGTCGGCAGCCGGTACATGACTGTCATGGTCAGGCTGAACGAAGAAGAGCGCCCGATGAACAGGGAGGCGGAGCTGGCCAAGGACATGGTGCGTGTGTCTGGAATGCTGTGCCGAGATCCTGACTTCTGGCAGTTCTTGCAGGAGTCTGGGGAGATCATTGAGAAATCAGATAAGGAAGCAACAGAATGGTTAAAGAGATACCTGAAGGTGGAAAGCCGCGCCGACATTTCAAAAAGCCAGGAGGCGGTGGAGAAGATGCTGGGGATAAAGCGAGAGTTCGCATCTTGGAAAGCTCGAGAATGATTCCTTACTCCGTCTACCTGACGGAAGAGACTCACGCCGCGCTGAAGGAGAAAGCCCGCAGCAGGCAGGCCAGCAAGATCGTGCGGGATGCCATCACTATGATCTTAGAAGGTGGAGATCAGTACGCTAGCGGCTACAAGCAAGCGCTGCGGGACGTGATGGATTTGATCCACAAGGATGATCTAGCGGGCAAGATCGCCGTAGACGACCGCAGGATTGCAGATCATCTCATCGACCAGATAGAGGGGTTGATTGATGACCAGAGATGACATTGTTAAATGGGCGGCAGAAACCGGATTGGGATCGACACAATACATTTCTGAGAGCCAATGGAGAAGCCTCCATGCGTTTGCTGAACTAGCTGCGGCCTATGAGCGAGAGGAATGCGCCAAAGTGTGTGATGCGCGTGATGCTCTCTACTGTGCGTTTGCTATCCGCGAAAGGGGTGCGCCATGATCACACTAACCCGCGAGGAAGCGCAGCAGGTGCTGGATGCGTTGCAATGCGCTACACCGCCGACGTTCAGCGCAAAGATAGTAGAGGATTGGCAGAATGCAGTCGAATTTCTCCGCGCCCGACTTGCGCAGCCTGAACGCGAATGGCAGGGGCTAACGGCAAAAGACTTGGCTGAAATACCACCGAGTTGTTACGAAGGCGCTATCTGGGCAGATGCTAGGTTGAAGGAGAAGAACACATGAAAACTAAACAAGAAATCAAAGACGAAATCATTGAACTGTATGGTGCTACTCAAGCCTTGAGCGATGCAATGAACATACTTCACGCGCAGCGCATGGAGAAGAGCAAAGCAATGATGGCCTTAAATCAGATGCTAAAAGACATGGATGATGACGAGGAGGAAAACACATGAGCGAGTGCCCGCATGGTTTGTTCGACGTATGCTGTACTAACTACGAAAAATGCACACTTGGGCCGCCCAAGCGCGAATGGCAGGGGCTGACGGATGAGGAAAGAGAAGAGGCTACTGGCTGGTCTGTTGAGCATATTGAAGCCAAGCTGAAGGAGAAGAACGGATGAAAGCATTTCCAATAACCAATGAGGTTGACTACAACAACGGCATGGACTTGCGGGATTACTTCGCAGCGAAGGCGATGCCGTTAGCGATGAAGTGGGTAGAACATAACTACAGCCAAGTATTGCATGGCAATGACTGGATGTGGGATGAGAAAGGGGATGAGGAAGAAGATGAGGACGATGCAACAGAAATTGCAGGCATTGCTTACCATATAGCAGATGCCATGATGAAGGCGAGATCAAATGATTGATGGCAAGCCCACCATCATGATTGGCACACCTGCCTACGGCGGTGCCATGTTCATGGAGTACGTCGACAGCCTAGTTCGGAACCTGTCTTTCCTAGAGCGGGAAGGGATAAAGACGCGCTGGCAGTTCATGAACAAAGAGGCGCTGATCACCCGCGCGCGCAACGAGATCGCCCGATACTTCTTGGATGAGACACAGGATGACTACCTGATGTTCATAGATGCCGATATCTGGTTTCCCACCGACGGTATCTACCGGCTGCTCCAGCACAAGAAGGATGTGGTCTGCGGTATCTACCCGAAGAAGTTTCTATTCTGGGATCGTATCCGCAAGGCCGCGCTGCGCGGGGAGAAGGACATCGACAAGTTCGGCTGCTCGTATGTGCTGAACGCGGTGAACGATCACGGCGACCCAGACAAGGTACCGCTGGACGAGGACGGGCTGGTAGAAGTCCTGCACGGCGGCACAGGATTCATGATGATCCACAGGAATGTACTGAAGGCGATGCGGTTCAAGGTACCCACCTACCGCACCAGCCTGATCCAAGATAATGGCCAGTTCTTAGCCCCGCTCACGCGAGAGTTCTTCGGCACCAGCATCACCGAACTCGGATTGCTGTTGTCAGAAGACTATCACTTCTGTGAGTTGTGGAAGAAGGAGGGTGGCAAAATATACGCCGACCCCACCATTGAGTTACGCCACGTAGGCCAGCATGTCTACGCGGGTGATCTCATGCGGGCAGGCAGAAACAATACTTAGGAGGCAACATGCTAAGAGATGGACAGTTCATCAAAGAAGATCCGCCCAAGATTGGCGCTCACTACGTACCCAAGTTCTACCAGTCGGTTGGTGATGGCAACAACGTGATTGAAGAAGAGAGCCGCTTCGGTGCTTTCATGCGTAAGAACATCTCGCCGTTCGATGTTGGCGCCTGCATGGTGCTGATCTACGTGGCCATCGCGGTTGTGATCACGATGGTGCGGGGGTTTTTCAACCTGATCTTTGGATGAGCCGGAGACTATTCCAGATCCT